AGACCGCCGATATCCGAGTTGCCGGCGTTCCCGAAACCGTCAACGACTGAGAAAGCCTCGGTCAGATTTTTAATGCCAAGAATTTCAACGCCTTTTATAATGCAAGAATCAATCTCAGTCGCCTCGCTATCCTCAACGCTGAGATAGTCCAGAAAGCTCGAGTATGGCACCAAGACACGCTTCGCGCCATGCTTAACCGCGTAGGCCACTACGTCCTTGGCACTAATGGGAGTGGAATGCACGTCACCATCGGCATTGATTTTGCCGATAGCCACAAGCCCCCTAAGCCCAGCCAGGTAGACGTGGAGATCATAATCTGGATTATTATTGTATTCAGCCAGCCCTCGAACCACCAACGCTATGGCAAGGTCACAAATTCCGTCAGCCTTGCCCATTGACGCCGGCGCAAGATTCACGTTGATGCGACAGTCGGGCCATGTGATACCGCTTGCTTGCATTCCGACCTTGATACGCTCTCGCGTATCGGATAGGCTTGCGTCCGGTAATCCGATAAGACTGAAATATGGTAGTCTCTTTCGTAGAAACGCTTCCACCGTGACGCCATACAGGTGCTTGCCGGTCGTGTTAATTGTCTTGCATACGATGCTCATTTGATTACCTCCTGATTCCAGTCCAACATGTCAGCGGCCAACCATTGCCCGCCGCCTGAAGCATTGGCGTACAGCCAAGCCCCGTAAGAGATTCGAGCCGCCTTATCGCGTTTAAGCCATGCCTTCAGCCATATGAGACGCAGCTCCCAGCGTGGTATACGCCGCCACAACTCGGTGTTGGTGGCGGGGTCGAAACGCTCATAACGGTAGATCGCGGTAATCATCGTTCCGCCTCCAGTACGGCACGCAGCACGCCCGTCTTCACGTCATCCTTGAAATGGCCTATCGAACCGCCGTACAGCACGTACCAGTCGCTGTCCGACGCCGTGTCATAATCCTCCAACGTGCGTTGAAGCACGTCATCCAACACGCTCGCCAGTTCGGTGAACGTCAACGCCTGAGCCATGTCCACACCATGCTTGGCGAAATCCCGCACCGCGTCGGGGTCATAGCCTTTGTCCAACAGTTCGGCTGCAACACTCATTTGAAAACTCCTTTGTATTGTTCGGTAAAACGATTGACGGAACAATAGAACGCTCTAAAGCCCCGCCTAAATGATGATTTATGTGAAAACCGCACCATAGAAAGCCCTATGATGCGGTTCTAAATGATGGTTTCTATAAGAATGGCCTCATAGAACAAGTCCATGAGGCCATGAAAACGATAACGGCTATACGCTCCGCCTGTATGGTGGAATGTCCAACGTGGCTTTCAACCCGTCGTTAACATGCTCCGCGTCCCTCAACGAGAGTCGTCCGAACCATTGCAGCAGTTCGCTCCTGTTGAAGTAGAAGCGTTGCGAACAGCGCACGAGTGACGGCTTCAACAGCCCCTCGGCCTTCCAGTCGAGCAGCGGCACGTCACCGGCCTCATCCCAATCAGTGTTGCCGGTTATCTTCGCCACGATACCCGACACCAGATCACCGTCAACCTCGGTGATAACCACCGGACGCGGCTTCCCGATACCGGGATGGTCGGGAAACTCGACCCACATCAGCCACACGTCATACAGGCGCGGTTCACTTGGCGTACTGGTCATAGACATCATCCTCCGAATCATCCCAATCGGCGGGCAGTATCACATGGCCCTTCTCCGAACGCTCGAACATGTATGCATTGTGAACAGGCGGCACCGGATAACCGTCCGGCGTGTGCCGCGTCGGCTTGAACGGCAACCCGTTGTCCACCAGAGACTGGCGTAGGAACATGTTGACGGCGGTGCTCAGGCTCATGCCCATGGAATCGTAGAGCGCGGCGGCACGCGCCTTGACATCATCATCGATATTGGCTACCAGCTTACCCATAACAACCTCCTTAACGGTTAACAGATGGTATCAATCATATACCATATTGGGATAGAATAGTATCCGAATTTTTACCAGTAGATGTAAATCTCACCCGCCTTGTGTTTCCACCCGTCCGGCGCGATGGGAAACGCCTTGCGATATTCAGGTGCCAGACTCTCAAGAAAATCAGCGTAATCATCGAACGAGAACCTGTCTTCATACTGTGCCTCAGTATCGTGTGCCACGCCGTCCAGTTCGTCCAGCATGTTCATGAACTGTTGGGTTTCGCCATTGGGATACAAGTATTGGGCGACCGTAGGGATACGCCACCAGCCGTCCAAGCGTTCTCGGACGCTGTAGTCGCTCAACGTAAGTTTGATAGTGGCGCTCATAATAATCTCCTAAAAAGTATTGGTTTGGTTTATAGGTATGGGATGCCGTCCAGCGGAAGTGAGGAAAACGCCAGGCGGCAAGAACTTAGAACAGCGGCAAAGCAAACCGCTTGTCGGGTAAATCGGTGGCGTTCAACGCCGCCAAAATCAGGTCAGACGTATGCCGTGGAATGTTGGCGCGCACCGCCGCGATATTATCCGGCGTGTACACGGCCCCCGACGACTCCATAACCTCACGAATCTTACTCGTAGGTATCTTGACTTCCATCAATCCACCCCCAGCAAATCATCGATAAGCATGACGATAGCCGTCTGATAACGCTGATACGTGGTGGAATAACCGCAGTCATAGATCTCACGCGCTCTCTTATCCAGCACGTCCAACGACAAACCGGAATCAGCAATCAAACGCTCCATCTCATGGTTGTCAGGCGGCGTACTGGGCATACAGCCGACACCCTCCAGGGTATCGATCGCACGCCTACGTAAGTCATCCGTGAAACCATGCTGACCATCGAACACGGCGGATAGCTCATCTTCGTTGTCATCAGCCATTTCCCACGCCGACTTCAACAACAGTCGCGTGGCCATGTCTCTCAGCTCGCTCATGTCACGCCGCCTTAGCCCACAGGTCACGGGCAACGGCCACGTAATCGGCCACCGCCTGTTCTAACTGCTTGTCACTGCCACGCTCATACCTTGCACGGTAGGCGACTACGCATTTGCCGTTGGCCGAAGCGATGTACGCCACCTTTTTACCCTTGCTGGTACGGAACGCCTTGATATGGCCCAAACCTTGCAGTTCCGGGCATTCCTTAGCCATCATCAGGTCAGGCAGAGTCGCGTAGGACACGGCAAACGTGTTGACCTTCGGCGGTACTTCGGGAATCTCCTGCGTATCCGGCGCGGGTTCATCATCCATAAACTCGTCTTCCAGAATCGCGTCCTCGGGCATGGGCACCGGCCAATGGATATTACTTGTGAAGCGTTCCTCCTCACACTCCCAGTTTGCATCGATCGATGGGTGCGCGACAATGCCGCCAACCGTTTTAGCGTCCATGCCTGTAGGCACCGGCACCGGCACCGTTTTCATGCGTTCGGAATCGGGTATGAGCATCCAACCATGCTCCAAATCGGTCTGGCTTGACCTCATGCCGTTGAGAAAATCCTCATACCTGACTCCCTTGGCCTGCACGTTCCACGCCGTACCCTGCGAAGTCTGGGACAACGACCAGACTCGCTTCACCTTAGCGTTCACGTACCGCACATCATATTTCGAACCGTCCTTGCGCAGTCGCACCCACATGCCGCTCACGGCATTCACGTTACGCGACGGGTCATTAACCAGCTTCTTCATTCCGATTACCTCATTTCAAAGATTGATTCAGACCTGCACGCCATGCCTGTAGGCGTAATCGCCATACACGCAAGTGGCGGTGTCATGTGCGCCGTAAGGCGTGGAACACATCGGTGTCGGCTGGATAATCCAGACGCCACGAAGAACAAGCACGGCCGCAATCAACACGGCCACAAGCAGAACACGACGGGCTTTCAACATTGCCCCTCTTCGGTGGCTTCGGTGTAAAACACGTCGTCCATCAGGTCATCGTCGAAACGCTCACTCACATACGCAGACAACGCTTCAACTCCACCGTCGTTGTGCAGTCGGGCGATTTTGCCGCAACCTACGCCATTGCCTTCCAACATGTAGGCGTCCCGGGCCCATTCGGGCTCACCCTCGAAAGCCGCGTCGTATTCGGTTTCGGCGACATACCCGTAATCACCCAACCGGTAGATGCCTTCATAAGGCTGGAAATTCTCATACCGGCATTTCGGCGTGAGCTTCACGTCAACGCGCTCCACCATGTCCTTGATGTCTTTTGCGGTAATCATGTTTAAGCTCCTTTAAAATAGTGGGGCACGGCTTCCATGCCATGCCTCGAAACGATTGATTTAACGATGGGCTCGCACCATGTAACCGCGCCCCCAGTGGTCGATTACGGCAATCACTCCGCGTAATACGCGGCCGGATTGTTTTGCATGTCAATACGCCGCCATGCTTTGACCAGTTCGACGGTAGGCGCGTACCGTTCGATGGCCGACCGGCTACCGTCGTACCGTCCGGCCATATCATTGTCAAAAGAGATAACAGTGTCTGCCATGATAGGACGCGCTTCCTTTGCCGTAATGGCCTCGCGATGCCAATTACCGTCAAAAACGTCGTCGGCAACCCAAGCGTCACGTTCCGCCATCGAGTCAAACACGTAGAGATTGCCCGGCCATGACCCGTCATTCCATGTCGTGCCGATACCGTAAGCCCAGCGGAAAGCGTAGAAGTAGCGTGCCATCATGCCACCTCGCCATCGAAGTGACGTTCGGCGGCTACCGCGTACAGCACGTCATGCATGGTGTCGGTACTGTAGCCATTGATATTGGTGACAACTTGCAAAGTCTGCTCGGACACACCGTAATCATCTTTCAGCGCGTCCCACATTTCCTCAATAGACATTGTTGAATCTCCCTTGAATTGATGAAGCGCGGAGACAGCCGCGCGACTGAATGAATCTGATTGAAAGTTAGTAGCGTTCGTCGATTAGAATGCCGTCTTGGTAGATGTACAGTCCGGTACCGCGTCCGTTGCCCATTCGAGCACTATCCCAGTAGCAGAGTCCAGCTTGACCCGAGCCGTCTTCGTTCTCACATTGCGGGATGTTCGCGGTATCACTACCGCAAGCGGACAGGGTGAAAAGTGTGATTAACGCGGCTGAAGCCGCCAGAATTTTACGCATGGTTCCTCACTTCCATGTGAGGCGTGCTAAGATAGCACAGCCTCGATTTGATTGATTGGTTAGAGAACTTTCAACTTAAGGCACGCGGCTAGGTAGTTGGCGCTACTTAGCCGCATTCTTTTAACGCATCAGGTCGCTCGGTTGGCAGTTGAGTGCACTGGATATCTTCAAAGCGTTTTCAAGAGTCATGTTCCGAACGTCTCGCCGCCCGGTCTCATAACTGCTGATGATTGTTCGCGCTATTCCAGTGCGCTTGGCTAGCTCAACTTGTGTTAAGTCGGCTTGTTTGCGCAGTTCCTTAAGTCCCATAGGCTTACCCGCTTTCTCTAGTAGTAGGTAAACCAATTATGACAGCAAAATGTATCATTTGCATGTAGGGAAACACTGTTAAGTTCTCAAACTTGCTTTTGTCTTGCCCGATTGGGCTTGATAATTGATAGCATAACGTATCATTTTGGTTTAAACAAATCGGCGTGTCGGAAAACCAGCACGCCGAACAGCTCACACTGACGCGAACTCACGCACCAGCGCGTGCCGCATGATGTCATCAGCGGACACGCCACGACGTTTAGCGACGGCATCCAACATGGCCGACATGTCAGCGCTTAACGAAAACGTCCGACTGACAGCATCCGCCTGAGCGACAGGAACGACAGGCCCGGAATACACCGCACCCGGCCTTCCGCCGAACTCGCCGTTATCCGCATCGTCGGCCCACTTGTCCAACATGTCATCAGTGACCACACGGCCACCCTTCGCAACAAAAGACATGACACTTCCTCCTTTACAAAAGTTTCAGTTCCCGCAGCACCTTCGGCGTCGCACGCATGGCATGGAACACATGCCAACGATCCGACTCATCTAGTACCGCCACCATTTCCAGCAAACGTCCGTACTCGTCGTATCCAACCGCCACATAACGCAACGGGTCGGTATCCTCACGCGCCATAAACCGCACGACGTTCGACCATGCCACGCGCACCGAATCAGCGGACACGTCGGGATGTCGAGTCTGGATACGCGGGTCAACGACGATATCGCCAACCGGCACGGCTCACCACCTTTCGATATAACAGGTTCCAGCGTATCCCGTCCACCTTGGGACACGCTATGAGTGCCTAGACTATGGGATAAACCCAGTGAGCTAGGCCGACTGTGTACAAGGCCCACAGTCAGGCGAAGAATTGATTAGGGCACACACCTAGCTTTCGCTAGTGTTTTCTTTCGGCTCACTAGGAGCCTCAGCAAGCGCAAACATCTCGGATAAATCGTTAGCCATCTTGCGCCGCCCCAACGCACGTAACCATTTAACAGCCATCTCTAATGTCATGTTTTTTGTATCGAGATGCCCATTCTTGTACTTGGATACCGTGGTACGAGGTATGCCGATTTTATCGGCTAACTGTTGATTATCCAGATTCTTGCTGTCTTGCAATTCCCTGTAGTCCATGGCCCACCTCGCTATCTGTTTCAGTGGGCCTAATTATACCTTTGGCTTATTCGCAGACGGAGTTTCTGATGCCATCGCGCCGCGTTCTCTCAGCGGCCCCCGCACTACTCGCAAGACCTCTGCCTTGCTTCACTATCCCTCACCAGTCCTTGACTGGGTATCGGTAACACTATTCAATTCTCAAACTCTCATGTCACTCGGGATAGCTCTCACCTATCACCGGGACTTCGTGCGCCGCTGGGACTCGAACCCAGTACCCGCCTATCGGCGGCGCTGTCAGTAGTTGAGCTCGGCCCACACTCGGTCGAACTTGCGGTAGAGCTCGGCGGGGTATTCCTCGTTGTCGTCCATCTCGATACCGAGGGCTATGGCCGTGATGTCCAGCACGTTGTCATAGGTGCAGGGCTTGCATACCGTGGCCAGGTCTACCGCCGCTCTAAAGGCTTTGGCTTTAATCTCCGTGGTGTTCATCTCGGGGTTCCTTTCTTGGTGTTCCGTGGTTGATGGCTATCACTATACGCGGTCCAATACTGGAACGCAAGTCAGTAGCGATTAAACCACCCGTAAACCATTGCAAACACTAGCTTCACTCGGCGTGTCAAAACCACCATAACCACCACAAAAACCGTCAAACCACAGAGCCCACGCCACTACTCCCATACCCGTATAGTTGCACATACAACAGTTGCACCATGCAACAATCACCAAACATGAGCCAACATCACTCAACCTCATGCCGCCGCCGCTCACAGTCCCATAACCACGCATGTATGCGCACGCGCCCATACGCACACGCCTACGCGCGTACACGCGCGGATACGCGCACGCACACGTATGCGCACACGCACACACACGCCCACACACACGCCCACACGCACGCATGTACGCACGCATACGCGCACGCCCACACGCGCGTACACGCGCACGCGCACACATGGGGGTGGGAGAGCCCCACCCTGGTAAGACGTCAGGGCCGCACGGACAATGGTTCTGCTCGTGAATGATCTGCTGGGCTGTTTTTTGAATTAGCGTTTCATCGGTGGTGGGAATACTCTTGCAACGCTTGCTGCAACGCTTGTTGTGAGTAAAATGTCGTGTAGATGGATTGTCGGGGATTGGAGCAAGGCTCAGATTCCTGACAAATTATTATTCACCCCGTATGCCATTGGCGTCGGGGTTTTGTTTTTGCCGTGCCTTTAGATCACATCAACAGACAGTGCTGGTGTCGTTTCTTGAACCGGGGCGCGGTGTGGACGGTTGGCAGAGTCCGGTTGATTGCAGTGGCTTGCTAAGCCGCCGAACGTCGTTTTGGCGTTCCGCGAGTTCGAATCTCGCACCGTCCGCGAAGTATCGAGGGTCGCTCCCTTGGTGCTTTATGAGGTTGGCTGAATAAACCCGGATTGCATGTATGCCGGGTTAAGGCTGCGTCACGGCTTAGCGGCACCCTTTAGCGGGGGAAGTGTGACGAGGAACGCTACAGCGGTACACGGTTAGTGCATCACATGCTCGGCGTTGGTGGTAAAACGCAATCCACCACCTCGCAATTCTTAGCTCATCTACATGTCGTAGAAGGAGTTTCCTAGGTCGTTTCTATGAAGCGGCCTTTGTTTTCCCGATCTGGTCTGCTACGTAGGGGCTGGGGGTGGATGACCTACGGGTCGCGCCACAATCGGGGTCTGGCGGTAGGCACGTGGAGTGCGCGTCGGCTGTAACCCGACTGCCTTTGGCAATGGGAGTTCGATTCTCCCTGCCGCCACAATCGCAATGTAGTGCCAAATATCTGGCTGTTAGGACTGGGGCTGAATACCTAGGGTGTCCCGGTCGCAGAGAACGTCGGGTAGCGCCCGGAGATCGTCGCATTATATTCGTGCGGCGCGTTGCGAGATTTGGAGAGGCCAGCCGATTGGCGG